GTATTCTGCTAATTCAAACTATATGATTTTAAGCTGCGGTTTTGACATTTTAGAGGAGGATTCGATTTATTTTATGGAGGTTAAGAGTGGCTCTGATTTGATTTACAGAGATAAATTATATTCTACCTCATCAAGCGATTACGTTCACACCTTAAACACCAGTAAATACACTATTGATGCAGAGGGCGAAAACGAGCAGTATATTATATTTGAATAATATGGAAAAGAATAAAAATATAAGATTAGTTAATCTTGCTAACTATGAGCGACCAAATATCTATGAGGTCAATCATAAGGAGTGGGTTATGTATGGCGATGGTAACGACTACTTCAATGTAATTATTGAAAGATATTTAGGGTCGCCAACCAATGCTCGTTGTGTTAATGGTATTAGTGATATGATTTTCGGGCGAGGTCTTGAAGCCGTAGACCGAAATATCAACAGAGATGCTTACATTGAGATGAAGCGTCTTATTGACGAGAGAGAATTAAGAAAGATTGTAGGGGATAGAAAACTATTGGGTCAAGCGGCTATTAAAGTCGTTTATAACAAGACAAAGACAAAGGTTATTGCTATTAAGCATCATCCTATGGAGACTCTTCGTGCTGAAAAGACTTCTGATGGTGTTATCAAGGCATATTATTATCATCCAAAGTGGGGTGAAATCAAGCCAAGCGACAAGCCGAAGCGAATCCCTACATTTAAGAACGGAAGCAAGAAGGAGACAGTAGAATTATACGTTGTTCGCCCTTATGTTAGTGGCTTTTACTACTATTCACCTTGCGATTACCAATCCTCTTTGCAATATAGTCAATTAGAGGAAGAGGTGTCAAACTACCATTTATCTAATATCGAAAATGGTCTCCAACCTTCTTTATTAATCAACTTTAACAATGGGCAGCCTTCAGAGGAGGTTCAAGAGATGTTAGAGCGTAGAATAACGGAAAAGTTTAGTGGAAGCAGCAATAGCGGAAAGTTTATCTTGGCATTTAACGAGGATAAAGACACCGCAGCGACTGTTGATGCCGTACACCTTCCAGACGCACACGCTCAATATCAGTTTTTAGCAGATGAGAGCCGTGAAAAGATAATGTTAGGTCACGGAATCGTGTCTCCAATTCTTTTAGGTATTAAAGACAATACTGGTTTTGGGAATAATGCGGAAGAATTGCGTACTGCGTCTATTCTGATGGATAATATTGTTATCCGACCATTCCAACAGAACATTATTAATGCTTTAGATGAGATTTTAGCCTTTAACGGCATCTTCTTATCGCTTTACTTTGTCACTCTTCAGCCAATCGAGTTTGTTGAGTTGGATAACATATCTACAAGCATCGTAAAAGAGCAAGAAACTGGTGAAAAGCTATCTTCAGACAAGAGCGACTTAACAGACGAGCAGTTTGATGACTTATTTGCCCAATTAGAGGCGTTAGGAGAGACTATTGATGACTCTTGGGAGTTAGTACATAGTTGTGATGCTGAAACGGGCGTAGAACTCGCTGATGCGAAGCCTAATTCATCGTCTATTGAAGACAAAGGTGTTTATAAGGTGAGATATGCTTATGTACCCGTTCGTGAGTCAGCTGGAAGCCGACAATTCTGCAAAAGAATGGAAGGCTTAACATCAAATAATATTGTTTTCCGCAAGGAGGACATCAATCAAATGTCTTTTAAGGGTGTGAATAAGAAGTTTGGTCATAACCAACAAAACTACTCGCTTTTAAAGTATAAAGGAGGCAAAAACTGTCATCACTTCTGGGAATTGAGGGTTTATAAGAAGATTGGTAGTGGAGAGGTTGATATTGACCAAGCCGTAAAGGATGGGTTGATTTTACCACAGAATCCAGCCGAAATGGGCGTTAGACCTACTGATATGCCAAATGGTGGGGCTTTCTTAAAGCGAATGTTTAACAAAATAGTTGGGAAATAATGACTGCGTTATTTATATCACCTAAATATGTAAAAAGGAAGTCCATTATTGATGGGGAACTTGATGCTGACAAATTAATTCAGTTTATTGAGACTGCTCAAGACATTCACATCCAAAACTATTTGGGAACGAATCTTTACAAGAAATTACAGTTGTTAATCGTAAACAATACGATTAGCGACGCTGGTAATGCTGATTATAAGGCGTTATTAGAGGACTTTATCAAGCCTATGTTGGCTTGGTACACACAAGCAGAATATATTCCATTTGCGGCATACACAATAGGCAATGGAGGAGTTTACAGACATCGTTCTGACAATAGTGATGCGGTTGATTATAGTGAGATTGCTGGGTTAACGACAAGAGCCAATGACAAGGCTACTTTTTACACTAATCGGTTTTTGGACTATATGAACTTTAATTCTCAATTATATCCAGAGTACGTTTCGTCTTCTGATGCGATGTATCCAGATAGAGATGCTAATAATATTGGGTGGGTTCTTTAATGAAGGAAATCAACAAGTATAAGTTAAAGGATAATTACGTTAGTTCGTTAGACCGCTTTATAAGACGGCTAACAAACGAAGAAAAAAAGATAATATACAATGGGGACAACTCTGACGGGAAAAAGAATTAAGGACACTTACGATGGCTTGATAAAGGTCACCGATAATGAACCTCTTTCTGCAAGTACAGTTAAGCGACTTAATGATGGGCTGGGTAATCCTTGTCCATTGTATGTCTCTCAAACATCTATTGAAGTAGATAACGGGACTTTTAAGATAGGTGGCTCTTTGCTTGATGGAGATGGTGATGCTGGTACAAATGGGCAGATATTATCGTCTACGGGGAGTGGTGTTAACTGGATTAACAACGCATCCCTTACGACTTTTTACGATATTAGTAAGCACGGGTTTAATATTAACGCTGCTGGAGAATATTATATTGGATTTACTGGTGGTGCTTTAATAACCCCTAATTATTCATCATATATAATCCCTATTTATAATGGGACATTGGAATCACTTATTCTATTGCCAAGTGCAACAACAATCGGTAATAGATTGTTCTTTTATAATGGGGCTACATTAATAGGTACAGTTGCTACGTTTAGTTTTACCGCTAATACACCCGTAGTAAAGACATTTGCAACAAATTCCTTTTCTGCTGGTGATAAGTTAAGTGTAAGATTATATACTGATAGCGCAACCTCTAATGATATTCAAGTTAGTATGTCTTGGAATTATTCAACACCGATTTAATAACAGAAAAAATGAACCTAACAGATTTGAAAATATACTTACTAAACACTTCGGTATTGGCACTTAACTTTACTAATATAGAATTAGGGCTAAAGATTCTATTAACTATTGTAGCTATTGGCTACACCGCTACAAAATGGTGGTTAATGATAAAAAACAAATAAGATGGCTAACGAAATATACCATAGAACTTGGTGGGGTAACGCTACTAATCCAATTTATTGGGGAGATGTTTATTATGAACCATACATTACAAATAAGATGTTTGTACGGGTAGATTACTATGAGAATAGTACGGAAACTGATAGATTGTTAAATCATTTAAGCTGCTAATATGAGTTTATTAAAGAAAGCGAATATTATAACGACCCCTACTGCTTATTCAGAGGGTAAACTACATAGTGTAAAGCCAGAGATTGTTTTAGGGCCAGAACTTGTAACAAATGGTGATTTTAGTGATGGAAGTACGGGTTGGAGTAATGCGGGAACTCATAATGTAAATAATTATGTTGAAATTACTGACAATGGGGCA